ATCATTTTTATACCTTTCTCTTACCCAATCCTTCATCCAATTTTCAGTATAAAAAGATTTATAATAATCTTCTTGTTTTAAATTTGGATGTCTTTCGTAAATAGGATTGTTATTTAGATGAGGTATTTTTTTATTTATGTTGAGCTGTTTAAATACTCGTAGTGTATCTTCTTTTAAATTTTCATATTTTCCCACAAATGAAACTTTTTTATTTTCAGAAGAACCAGCTGTTATAAAATAATATTGAGGCATCATCCAAATATTAGATGATAAATCTGATTTTAAAAATTCTGAAAATGATGTTGTGTATTCTTTTTTTCTCACACCATGTTGGTAAGCTGATTGTAATCGTGTGAAAGGATTTCTTACAAATGCAAAAATAAAATAATCCTTAACCTCATCTAAAGCACGAATAGAATCGTGCATTGTAACTTTTTCAGTTCCTTCAATTTCGTGAAGAACAGAACTTATAGAAGTTCCACCTGTTTTGGGAATATGAATAAATGCCCATTTCTGAACATGATTTACGAGTAAACTCAAAATAAAAAAGTTTATCTTTGTACTGAATCAGAATATTTTTTTTCGTTTAATTTACCACCTCTTGCCTTTGCAAGATTTTCTTCATTGCGTAAATCTTTACCCCCATCTAATTCAATAGGTGTTTTATCCTTATCTTTTCCTTGAGGATATTTAGAAAATTCTGATTTGCTGTAAAGTTCTTCGATTGAAGCCATAATATTTCTCCTTTGTATAATATAAATATAAATTAAGTATCGAAACGAACAATAAAGTTCACATCATAATCTGGTAAATTCTTAATAGGTTTAGGTAATTTTGCAATTGCAACCATATCACCAGATTCATCATATAACCCAATTGTTGTTATATAAGTTGTTAAATAAGAACCAGTAGGGTCTACTGATGCGGAGTTAAAGTAATCATCCCAAGAACCGCTAATAGCGTGGTCAAAACTTCCACTAAAAAACTCTCTTCTTTTTATATCTAAAACTTCTTTTATTTTTTTAGTTCCTGCTGGTAATGAGTTTGTTACTGCAGTTGTTTGGAAATCATACGAACCACTAAGTTTTACTTCTACAGCCGTTGGATTTTGTGAAAAATTAAATTCACCCGCTTTTACACTTACTAAAACTTCTGTTTCATATATTGTTTTTGTACTTCTAAAATCTAAAACATAATTAGAAAACTCATTGGCATTAGTAAAAACTAATAACCCATCATCATAAAAAACATTACCGTATTTTTGTTCATCTATATCCAACCCTTCAAAATCTAAAGGAATTGCGGTTTGTAAAATGGCTGTTTGAAAATCTAATTTTGTTATCTGTACTGCATCAGTATCACCACCAAAGGTCAATGTAGCTATCTGAGTTTCTAAATCATAGTTTGTCATTGTACCTGTGAAGATTTCACCGTCATTATCTTCTATAACAAGCTCTTCGTTTTGTAAGTCTAATGATACTAAATTATAAAGAGGAACATTTGATGTAATTCCCCCCTTACCATCATCACCATATGTTAAGTCATTATCTAAATCTTCAAGTTGAATAGAACCTGGTTTTAATTCCTCACCATATTTGTTTTGAGGTATAGCGATTACATAAACAGTATCTCCATATCTTCTCTCAGCTGCAATATTAGCGGGATTATCTATAATACCAAAAATATTGGTTAGAGTGGCCTCTTGATTATAGTATTTTGATTTTAAAGAACGATATAATGAATGAGTTATAATTCCACTCTGAGTTACAAATATTTCATTATCAAAATACCCATCTTGAATAGAAGCTGAAACGACTTCGTGCTCAGAGTTATCAACCTCCCATTGCTTATATACCTGGAAGGCTCTTCTATTAACACTTGATTTTGGTATTGTCTTTAACATATGTACTTTACTCCTCTATATAAATATATCGAAACAAAAAACCCCACTCGAAGTGGGGTTTCTATATTAAAATACTCTCTTATAAGTTTATAATTTTAAAAATCAAGTTTAACTTTTATAAGTATTTCTTTATCAAATGATTTAGGGATTGGTTGTGAAGTTTTAGCTACTGCAATCATTTCATTTGCGTCGTTGTATAAACCAACAGTTGTAATAAATGTTTTTGGGTCTCTTTCAAAAGTTGATTCTGCAAAAGTTCCATCAGTACCTGTTACAAAGGTTGGGTTGTTTGAGAAGTTAAATTCTCTATTTGTTGCTCTTACAAAGAAGTGTTGTGTAGATACATTTTCTGTTCTTCTTGCTTCAAAATCACCACCTCCTTCAATTGCATGGTGTAATAAGAAATGATTTTTTCCTTCATACTCTACACCACTATATAATGAAGCTCCTTGATTAGAACCACTATCAATTGATGTTCCGATTAAATCATGAACCGCTTGTGGGTTTAGAAGGATTAAACCTTGGTCAGGATAAAATAACCCAAACCCTTGTCCATTAGAAGCAGTAAGTGTATTAATAGTTGCTTCTGATTCTGAACCTAAGTTTAGAGAACCACTACCTACATTAAATATTCTACCTGCCTTACCAACTCTATCTGAGAATTTCTTACCACTATCATCAATGAAAGTGTGTGTTCCTGTTGAACCACTAAGTATTAATGACCAGTTTCCAGCATCCATTTTCTCTTTGTATCTGGCACGTGATACATTGATTACATAGATATCTGAAGAATCATGTAGTCCTTCTGATGAAGATGAAACGAATGTAAATAATTCATCATCTTGTTCTAAAAGAATTGAACGATATTGTGCATAAGTTGCTTTTGTTGCTAATGTTGAAGAATCTGAATTTGATAATGAAACAGAACCACTACCATACTTGTGTCCATATGCAACAGCATACTGTACTGCCGCTGAAGTATTTGTTTCAGGGTCTTTATCATATACATTAACATAGTAATTTGAACTACCTGCCGATGTTTGGGTTGATGATGTATAATAAGAAGTTAAACTTCCTGTATCACCACTCCAAAGACCAGTAGTAACCACTTCAACTTTACCACTAATTTGGTCAAACTCTGTAAATCTTTTGTAAATTCCTTGGGTTACACTTGCACCTTGAGTTGCCAATTTATCTCCACCTACAAGATATTGGTTAACAATCGATGCAATTTGTTCCGATGTTAAGTTTCCTTGTTGAGCGGATAAATAATTGGCTAATTCTTGAGTTAAATTTGCTCCCGCCTGTCCTGATATTTGTGCCATTTTATATTATTCTCCGTTTTATGTTGGTTGTACATAGGTTATTGTTACTGGAATCGATTGTGAACCACCAGTTTCGTTGCCATATACAGTAATTGTTGTTTTAATAGTAGCCGTAATATTTGGGTTAGGAATAAACGTAAATGTTAATCCTGTCTCTACAGCCGCTGTTGCTGTTAACTCATCTCCTAAGAATGTTGGTGTTCCACCAGCACCTGCAGCTAATCCACTACCAACGATTGAACCCGCGTTCTTATTTGCAAGAATTAGTGTATATCCATTTTGTGTGTTACCACTCGGTGAAGTTGTTGGTGATAAGTTTACCTGTCCACCATTTTGAGTTGTAGAAATTGAAGGGACTCCAAACTCAACTTTAGGAATCTTAGTTGTACCTTTTGGTAAAGTAACTAATTTGTATCTTAATACTTGAGTTTCATCTGGTGAAGCTTCAGTTACTGGTATTGCTTTGATAGAAGCATCATAATATGCACTTCCTTTTGGATGTGCAGGTTCGTAAAGGGTATAATCAATTTCATCATCACCCAATGCGAATTTGGTGATATTTAAACCTTGTCCAGCTGCTAACTTCTCTCTACCCTTCTTAGTAAGAATAGCATCTACTGTGATTTCGGTATTATCTAAATAAGCCATAATTTAAAATTCCTTGTTATTGTTCAATATATAAATATAACATTTATTATTTTTAGTTATTTTCTTTATTATTCAACCTCTAAAATTGGTTCGCCACTTCCTCTACCACTATCGTTTACTCTTAATGTATTCGGATTAGTTGTAAATGTTACAACCGCAGCACCACCATCGGGTGTTGTAGCGGATGTTTGTTTAGAACCATTATGGAATGAATTCTCTAACCCACTTGTCAAATCCCCTACATTTCTATAATGAAGTGGAAAGTAACCATTAAGTGGTGTTACTTCTACAATATCACCACCAACTGATGAGCTCATTTCATTTCCATCAGAGCCAGTAAATGGTAAAATATTTATTTTATATCTGTATTTTGTTTGTGGTACAAACTCTCTTCCTTTTGATGCATCAAAGAAATCTCTATTTTGGGGTACATCTTCAGTATAAGATTGTTTTAATAAATATATCTTAACTCTATCTTTTTGAATATTTCCAAATTGGTCAAAATATGTTCTTTGGGAGTTTCCATTTTCACCATACAATCCAAACCCTAACCTTGAAATGGATTCAGGGTCCATTCCAATTTGTTGATATTTTGTTGAATCATACTGACCACTAACTGAACCTGTTATTTTTGCATCAATATGTATTTCAATTCCACCCATAGTAGAACCGCTGTTTCGTGTAATTGTTCCTAATAGATTAATATCCTCTTCGGCCGATATACTTGAGGAATAAAAAGGAGTTGTACCTACTAAATTAATATCAGTTTCCGCATCTACATTTCCAATATATTGTGGATTTGTTCCAATTAAATTTACATCTTGCTCCACATCCAATATCATTGAATACTGGGGATTTGTAAATTGAATATCCACATCTTCTTCAACATCAATAGTAGTTGTATATTGTTTATTTTCTGCCTGTGGTCTATTCCACTTGGTTTTATTTCTTTCGAGAATGTGAGGTTCAATTAATAATCCACTTGATACTTTGGCTCTCGCCGGTACAAGTGATTCTAAAGTATCAAAAAGAGATTTATCAATATATCTTACAAGTTGAATATATTCATATAAATTTAAATTAAATCTATCAAAGTAATAATTTCTTAAAGATTTTAATTCAGTATATTCATCAGAATATTCATCCTCAAAACTACCAATGTAATTATCAATATTAAATGAACCAAGAGATTTAAGAATATCCATATTAATCTCTTTTATTGGAGAAAAGAATAATCCTAATCTATCTGAATCAATTGGTGCTTGGTCATATGATTTTTTGGTTGCTCTACTTCTATATGATAGTTCTGTTATTTTTGTTTGACTTTCGAATCTTACTTTATTACCAACATTGAATCCACTTGAAGGAACAACTGCGGTTACAGTTCTATCATATGGAGTATAATGATATGGATATGATGTGTTGTTATCAAAATTAGAAGCAGTTGCATATGATTCATCATATGAACGATTAATAGAAACATTTTTAATATATGGGTCTCCACTCGTGCTTCTATTTTTTGGATACTCAAAATCTAATCTAAAAATTAAATCTTCAGTTGATGATGAAACATGATTACCATCTATAGCATCTGGTAATAAAGTATGATTATCTACTTTTGATTCTGATAAAGCAGTTGTCCATAATCTAAATTCATCAACCGAACCGGTTATATCAGTTCCGCCAATTGAAATATATGAACCACTTGTCCATCCTTTTTCTGATGTAGTTAATGAAGCCGAAACTTGATTTCTAAGTCTTTCTTGGAATCCTTCTTTTACAAATACTTCAAATACATCAGAACTTCCTGTTTCTCGATTTATAACAATTTGTGTGTATTCATCATTAAAGAACGGCACAGGTTCTGTTGATGCGGAATCTGAACCTACTATTAGTTGGATTCTTGCAAGAGAACCAGTATCTGATAAAACATTTAAACTCCAGTCACTACCACTTATTAATTGTTGGGTTTCTCGAACCTCTGTGTTGAATCTTAATTCAACTGAATTGGGGTATTCAGATGTTTCTGTATATTCTTTCCAAGGTATATCAATTCTCTGAGAACCGCTTATGTTTATTGCTGCCGTTCTATCTTCAAATGTAAAATTAACAGTTGCATCTGTTGTTGGGTCTTTAGGGCCTCCAAATTCCATTACAGTTAATAATGAAGCAGGAACACCATAACAACTCATCGCCGCGTGTAACGCTCTCTTTGTACCTTTATGTTTATATAGGTATGGGAGGTTGTTTAATAATCTTCTCCAAACCTGTTGTTGTCTTTCTTTACCGGTCATTGTAGACACTTCTGTTCCATCAGAGTGTTTACCAAACGCATATTCCCAAAGGAATTGGGATTGAACTCCCATATCAGCATCCCAACCAAGAGATTCTAACATATGATAAATTAAATCACTTGGAATTCCAATATCTTTTTTATGTTCTGTGTTTTTGGTTTTAGATATACCTCGAATATGAGTCCACAATATATCGAAATGTTGGCCAATCATATCAAAGAATAAAATAAACTCTTGACCGTTTTCATCATTTTGAATATGTTCTGGTAGATTATAAACAAATCGTGAAGTATTATTTGAATCATACTTTTCTCCAGAATCAATAATTCCATTCAACCAATCAATAGAAACTGAGTCATCAGATGCTGATAATTCATTTAATCCTGCACCTGGATATGTAAGAGAACCACTTGTAGTGTATAGATACTTTTCAAACGCATCAAATCCATTTTTAACTTCTGATATTTTAAGTAGCTGTTTATTTGCCTCATTTAATACTGAAATAGAACCGGTCCATTGTGTAGTTCCACTTCCAGAAGTTAATAAGTTATATTTACTTTGATAGTGTTCTATCAGTTGTACTTTATAATAAAAATTTCTTGCACGTTCTTCGGCTGAAGAATATTTTACAAATTCTTTCCAATTATAATCTATGGTTTCTGTTTTTTCTAACAGTAACCCATCTCCATTTTCAACCTCTATTGAAGATTGAGATACAAAACTTATATCTAAATTATCTAACGTAATACCACTTGATGATATAAATTGATTTACTACATCAGTTGATGTTGCCGAACCACTTGATATTAAATCATCTAAAATCTGATAACCAATATCATCACCAATATCTAAATCAAAGTTAGGAGTGAGTGGTGTACATGCTTGAGTTACATCATCTATTATTGTAATTTGGTCAATTAGTGGAATAGAGTGTACTTTAGAAACCCATACTAAATCATTAGTTGTAACTGTTGGTGGAAGAGGTTCATATAATTTTAATACAAGAGACTTTTCAACATTTCTATATTTAACTTGATTTGTTGATTCATCTCTATACTCTTCTGCGAAAGTTGTATCATCAATTCCCCAAGTACCAATTAATTTATTATCACCACTACCTAAATGTAGATAGTGTGTTAATAAAGGTGATATTAATTCATCAAATCCGGTTGGATTTAAGTTTTTGATAAATGCAGATTTGAAATCATTGATAACCGCAGGTCTTCTTAATTTTAAATCACCTTTATCAAATGTGATAGTTACTTGCTCAGTTTTTCCCGCAGTTCTTTCATCACCCTCTTCATTGTATGGTATAAATAAAAGTTTGAATACCGATTTATCTCTATCTTCTGTTAACTCACTTCCAATAGTTCTTAAAACTTCACCAACATTTAAACTAAGATTTCCAGCAGGTGCAACTTTTCTTAATAAATTTTTATCAGTTACCTTTTCGGCATAAATTAAAATATAATTTGTATTTACTGATTGCCATGAAACATCGAAATCAACATTATATTCTTTAAAATCCGCACCCTTAATATTTTGAGGATAATTAATATGTGTTATATCTGGTCCAGGTAGGTAATCTTTACTTTGAACATTTATTGTTACTTTTTCTATTTTACCACTACCATTCTTTATTGATATCGGCTGTAAATACATTGTGTATCTACCAACACCGTTTATGAAATCTTCGTTTTTTAAAGTGATAGTCCCACTTGGCTCAATTTCTCTCTTTACATTTCCTAATGTATATAAAACCCTATCTGCGTATCTACTACTATATCCAACTGATATACTTTCTGAATTAGCAATATTAAAAATAATATTATTACTATCTACTCGTAGTATCGGTGAAGTTGGAGAAGGCGGAGGATTAATTTTATCAGAAGAAACTCTAATAAAGTTCTTAACACCTTGTACTAATTCAAAAGTTGCCTCACTTCCCTTTACCAACTCCTTTAATTTTTGTGAAATATTAGATAGTTCAGGTATCTCTCTTCTTAAAATTTCTGCATCTGGATTTTTATTATTCACACTAATGACTTGTGAAAATTGAATGTCATGGGGAAACTGCTTTACAGCAAATAACTTAATAGTTGGCCTTTGAGGTTCTCCATTGATTCTACTAGCCTTTAGAGTTATATCTAACTGTTTAGCAAAATCAAGTGTACCACGCCTACCATCGGATAATTCATATCCAATTTCGCCATCTTGGAGTTCACTTGCCAAATCAATAGTGTAGGTATCTACTAAAATAGGCCCACCAGCATTATTATCAGTTCGTGTAAATGATATTGGTATTACATAATATGCGCCGGTTTTTATCGGGTCTATTAATGGAGTTGGTACTATTTCATATTGATTGGTTGATTTTATTCTTCTCTCAACAATAACCTCATAGTAAGTCCAATTGTAGTTTCCAAAACTAATTGGTGGTTTTGTATATTCTCTTGGTGGTAAATATTTATCAAAACCAAAAGTAATACCAGTAGAAGGTCTTTCATAATCAATAGTAGGAAAGTTTGTGTTTCCAAATCCTGTTAAACTAAGTAAATTGGGATTTTTACCTACATCATCTATATTATATGAAAAATTATCTGGTCTAAAATTTTGTTCTGATGAAAATTTAATTCTATCTTCAAAATCTCTAACAACAATATCATCATCAAAATCTTTTGTAATTACCGGACGAATTTCTTTTGAAAGAGTTCTTTGTACAGCGGATAACTTATACGTTTCATTTGCAGTGTATCTTGGATTATCATATACAAGAGTAACTATTTTAGGAGTAAGTAACTCCTTTTCAGTTGTTCTAAATCCTGATTTAGAATCAGTTTTTACACCATCAACAGTTACGGTTCCTTGTTCATTTGGTAAAGTTTTAAATTGAAAGTAAACTTCTCGTGTTTTATCTAATACAACTGGTAATTCAGGTGGCCTATAAATACAAGAACCATCATCTTTTGTTGCAGTTCTATCATAGTTTTTAGCTAAGGGGTTTGTACATCCAAGCACAGTTTTTGTACCAGTATAACCAGTACCACCACCTCCGCCGGAAGTGATAGGACCTCCACCTCCTCCTCCACCGAAATCATCAATTCTAATAATATTATCCCCACCTCCTGGATTTAGAAAGGGGTCATTATCGAAGAATTGTTCATCGTAAAAATCTAAGTTTACTGCCATTTAGTTTTTCCGTGTATTTTATCTTTATCTATATTATATAAATATCTTTATTGCATATTCCTATCTAGTCTATCGCTTCGGTCATCTACAAAAGAACCATCATCTAGTCTACCATCTGAAGTTCCACCTCCTAAACTTCCTCCACCACCGGAACCACCTGTACCACCCCCAGGTTTTGTATATCTACAGCTACCATCATCAATATTTGCATCTGCGTTGTAATTTATTGCTCTTGAGTCTGTACAACCTCTTACTTTTATTTGTGGATATTTACAAGAACCATCATCTTTTGTTGCAGTTCTATCATAATTTAATGCTTTAGGGTCTGTACATCCTCTTACATCATATTTACAGCTACCATCGTTAGTATTTGCAGTTGCATCATAATTTAATGCTTTAGGGTCTGTACATCCTCTCACAGTATATTTACAACTTCCATCATCTTGATTTGCACTTGCTTTATAGTTTATAGCTTTAGGGTCTGTACAACCAAGTATTGGGTCTGGCGGTGGAACTATTCCACATTCACCAAGTTCACGAGCTTTCATATTTGGTGGTAGAACTATACTTCCTTTTTGTGCACAAACAGTTGTTGAGCTTCCTGGTCGTATAGCAGTTCCTTGTACTACATTACCCAATGCATCCTTGTAAGCAAACGTCAACTCGTTACCTTTTAAGAATTTTTCTGTTGCGTTTTTTATTTGATATGAACGCATTACTGGTTCTGGTTGTTTAACTTTTGGAACTAATCTAACATCACCTGTAAACTTAATTGTATTATCATCATCGTATGTTATTTTAAATGAATCATATTCTATACCTTCAATAGTTTTAATTTGACCATCTTGTTTATATTTTATACCACCCCTATCAGACCAAACATAGTAAGTTTCTGTTTTCTTTAATATTTTTGTTTTGTATTTACATGAACCATCATCAAAAGTTGCCTGTGGGTTATAGTTGAGTGCTATAGCATCTGTACATCCCCCTACTTCTATTGGGTCAATAACAATACGATATCTACAACTTCCATCATCTTCTTGAGCTTGTGGATTATAGTTGAGTGCATCTGGGTCTTTACATCCTCTTATTAACGCATCGATTTTATCAGGCACAGTTGAGTCATATTCAGTATCTGATACTGATGATTTTAGTATTTGTTTAACTTCATCAAAAGTTATTTGTTGCTCAGGTGTAAGTTCATTTTCTTCTTGAATAGTTCTTTTTGGTAAATAATTTTGAAGTATAATTGTTAACGATTGTTCACAAATTCTATTGATTGTTTCTATTGTCAACTCTATCGTATCTAACTCTTCTTTTGGCTTACCATAGTTTATATTATTTAAATTCCACTCTCTACCTGATATAAAATAATCCATCGATTGAATGAATTTATCACGAACCTTTCTAACAAAATTTTCTATACTGTCTATTTTAAATTCTTTTTTTATTAGATTTCTATAAGTTTCACCATCCGATTGTGTTCCTTTAATAGTAGAAAATGAATCCAAAACTCGCTCTGTTGTTATATTCTCAATATATCGTTTAGCATAGTAAATTGTATCATCTCTAAATTGTTTTTTATCTACAAAAGTTTGATATCTTTTTTCTAATTCTAAGTTTGGATTATTTTTATTTTTTAATGGTAATATTCTTATTTCTGTTCTACTTGGGGATATCTCGTGTATCCAAAGTTTGTCAACATCACCCTCTTCAGAACCAGCTCTTCTATTTAATAGTGTTACTTGGGTTTTAAAAATACCATTTGAATATCCGGCTTCTCTTACTAAACGTTCTATATCTACTATAAATTCAGATGCTCCATTAATTTTTTTAGTAAAAGTATTATTAGATATTAAAAAATAATCTTTAATATTTGAATCATTTAAATGAATGTATCTAACAAATTTACCATCTTCTCCTTGTGGCAGTTTGTTATCATTTGCATCAAATAAAACAAATTCAATCATATCGGCATTTCCAAGGCCGAAATAAGACTTACCAATTTCTTTCTCGAAGATTTTTCTATCTTCAGAGTTTACTTTATATCCTCGTCTTTCTACTATTTCTTTAAACCCGTCTATTGCCATTATCCAAGTACTTTATTATATCTTTTAAATAACTCTTTTCCACCAAATAAATCATAAACCATATAAGAGAAATATCTACCCACAAAGTGAGTAAATTGTCCTCTTAAATTATTTTTTGGTAATACACCCAAATCATATGCCATCCACTCTGTCCATGGTTTACATAAGAAATATATAATTGGAGTGTACTGAGGTTTTCTTCTCATAAACTCCACAACTTTTCTTGCCCACATTTGATACCCAATTACCAACTTAGGGTCTGTGAGGAATGTCTTATCACCCCATCTTTCATCGGCATCCCAAATAAGTTCTGGTAGATATCCTTGTCTGTAAAGTTCATTACAAATAATTTTTTTCTTTTTAGAATTTGCCGCGGTTGTTGCGGTTGCTTGAGCCGCTTTTACTTGTGCATTAGCTGCGGCTATTTGTTGTTCTGCGATTTTTTGGTTTGCTCTAATGGTATCTTGAAGTGTTTCATTTGCACCTCTTAAATTTTTAACAATACCTCTCTCAGATTCTAACTGAGATGCGAGTGTTTCTTTTTGAGCTCCAAGACCTCTTACTTGAGCAGTCAGAGAGACTCTTTCTATACCTTCTTTAGTACCCTTCAGTACTGCATTTTGAAAATCTGCAAGTAACTCTTCATATCTATTTTTTAAAGATTCAAATTGAGCCTCTGATTGTTTTAATGCTTCTTGTGCAGCAACAACATCTGATTCTAATCCAAGTATGGCCGCTTCCAATTTAGATATAATAGAATCTTTTTCTGAAAGTTGGGATTGGAGTTGAGCGTTTGCCTCAGTAAGGGCCGCTATATCTTCAAGTACTTTTTCATACTTTTCATATTTTATATATCTCCCTCTGTCTTGTTTTTTTGGTTTTATTAACTCATCAACCTTAACATCAACTGCTTTTTGTAGCTGTTCTTCATCGTAATATGGTCTTTCTAAGTGGGATGAAGTTTCTCCACTAAAAGAAATTTGTTCTTCTTTTTCTTCAACGATTGGTTCTAATAAGTCTGTTTTTAACTTAGGCTCTACTTGTTTGCCACGAATAGGTATTGTACCATATGGTTTAGGTTTATCAGATAAAGAAACAGGAGTGGGTTTAACTTCTTTTTTATCAACTCTACGCACAACAATACCATCACCACTATTTCTTGGTATTGCCTTTGAACCTCTTTTTACAAGCTCATCAATTCTAAATCTATCGTGTAAACTCATTTTATTTCTCTATCGTAAAAGTTAAATCCTTATCTTCAAAGTATTCAATTACACCATCTCTATCTACTTTAATTTCAATATAATAATCTCTATTAATTTCCCAATTAGAAAGATTTAATTTAAAATAATTACCACTCGAATCGCATGATACTTTTGTATAATCTGAAAATGGAACAATTACTTCATCTGTAATTACATCCTTTACTTGATAATAAGTAGATGATGGTAAATATTTTACATCTGTATAAGAGTATTGATTAGTGTATGTTTTAAGAGGATATTTCTCTCTACCGAAAACTCTGATTTCAGGTTTACTTCCACGCTTGTATCTGGTCTTTAATCTTTTGAATGTTACATGAATATCATCAGCGGTAAGTTCTGTTAAAGAACCAGTAGAGAACGAAGAATCATCCCAACCAATTCTTAATTTAGGTTGGTAAATAGTATTTGTTTCTTTTGAGAAGAATTTTAATTGTCCATAATCATTAGTATCACTTTCTAATGATGAATCGTATTTTAAAATAAATCCTTCGTTTGGTAAAGAACCACTAATCCATTCATCCATTGTTACTTTAACATCCATTTGAATATCAGATGTTTCATATGAGAATGATTGTGATGAGTATGAACCTGTAAACCAAATTCCGCCCTTACCATTAAATGAACCAGTTGTATCCGAAGAATGATTTTGCCCAGTCATCCAATCTGTACCAGTTCTGACAGAGTTCCAAGAAACACCATCAGTTGTAATATCATCGAAACGAGTACCAATACCCATTTCCCATGATTGAGTTACTGCATATGCATAAATTGTATAATCGATTGGAATCTCAGAAGATTCACATTCTCTTAAAATCATTTCAGCAGAACTCATAGTGATATCACCACTTACAATAGAAGATGAAAGTTCTGTTGTATCAAATTTAATTAAAGTGTGTGCAATATCTTTAAGATTTCCATAGTAAGTTTTAGAAATCTCTAATATCTCGTCTAACCCAGTATTTTGAGTTGGTTGTTGTAAGTAGATTGATGCATCTTTGGATGCTGTTAAAAAGTAATACATTATACAACCCTCCCTTTTATATCTTTATTTGGAAACTTAACTTCAAAAACCGATGGGTCTAAAGATGGATAAACCATTTTAGATTTTGTTGCATCTAAAATATTATAAGAATGACTTGAATAGTTTCCTAAACACTTGTTAGTAATTTCACACTTAGGTACTGATTGTACTCCCTCTACTCCTGCAATCAGTAATTCTATTTCAGAAATGTTAATTGGCATATTAAACGTCCAATTATCAATGTTGAAATATTCTTTTAATTCACTAATACATCGAGTTAAAACTTCTCTCTTATTATATCCACCATAAACTCTAATTTCAAAATCCACACCGATGTTTATAATAAATCCATCAATTATATTAACACCATCTGTTAACATTCTATATTCTCCAAGATATGTTTTTAGATTTTGTTTAACTGCCTTATTTAATGTTGATAAATATTTATTTGAATCATATCCAAGTACATATAAATTTATAGCAAAGGGGTTGTTTTTTTCATTTATATTATTTTTCTTTCCACTTAAAAATCTCCTAACTTCATCTTTTATTTCCTGTTCAGTAGAGTTAGAATCTTTTAGTGATTGAATAAGTCCTGCAAATTCTTCTAAAGAATCTGGGTTATTCAAAATAGATGATGGTGAATTATTATCAAGTTCCCCATCAGGTGCACAGTATGCTTTTGCAACTCCACCATATTTTGGTGGTAACGATAATGCTCTTACTTGATAGTCTTTACGAGTTACTGCTCTGTTTTGAGAACCAAAGTTTGCTAATGAATTTTCTCGAATTTCATCTATACTTTCCTCACCTCTACCTCCTGTTGCAGGTTCTTCATTATCAACTGCAACTGAGTTTTTCATTTTATTATATAAAGCAATATCATTTTCAGAAAATGTTTTTACATCATCATCAAATTCAATTTTTTTAATTGTTGTTAATTCACCTTTAGCTGTGTTTGCACCAACTCCACCACCTACTAAATAAGATATGGTAAAAGTTCCTGTTGGGGCTTTACCATATGATGTTGTTTTTAAGAAATTAGCCGGGTCAAATGAAGCACCCAATCTATCAATAGACGAATTTAAACCCAATCCTACATTTTTAAAATTTGGAATAAGTGTTTCATCATTTTGACCAGTACCACCACCGAATATAATAGAAGTAGTATTATCAGAATTAATCTGTGTTGTGAATCTTCTTGATGTTTTTATCAACTTCAAAACACTTGGAACAGAATCTTTAAATTGAGCAAGGTCTTTGTCAGTTTGTTCTGATGTTGGATAATCAATATAAACCATTTCTTGAGCAAGATATGGAACTTTATACCATTTATTTCCATTCTCATCACGAACATCATAGATATCAATTACATTTTTATTCGCTATATCAATTTTTGAAAACTCATCAGGACTCGTTCCAAAATCATAAGTTATTGTTTTTAGTTCTGCAGAGATTGCATTTACATATTTTTTAATCAAATACTGAGTTGGTTCGTTTGTAGTTGAATTTCTACTATAAACAGATATCTCTCGTTCATCCTCATCATTAAAATCTAACAACTCAGTTGTTCTAAATTTTGTATTTGATTTAGAAGCTTCAACAATCATTCCCTCTTTAATTCTCAAATAATAATCAGAATCAGGTCTAACATCTGCACCAGTTCCTGTAGCCGGAACTAATTGGTAAACACTTAACTTCACTATTGCAGGTGATGTTACTTTTGGTTGATATCCAAGATACTTTGCTAAAGCTAAAACATTTTGTTTATCCTCAGCATATAACATTAATGATTCTTTTAATGTATCATCGGTATAATACGCTAAAATATCACCAACATATGATGCCATTTCAATGAACATCATACCTGGAGATGATTCGTTAAAGTCAGAATACGTTTTAGGGAAATAAGTTTTAGTGTAATCTATTAAATTTTTTCTAAAAGATGCAAAATCCTTACTAAGATATCTAATATCTCTATCTTGATTACTCTTCTTCGTTATGCTATTTATTTTTACTGCCATTGTGTTATCCCTGTACTGTAAATGTTATTTCTTGTGTTTCTATTTGGTCACCAAGAGAAAATTGGATAGATACGTTTGCTCTATTTCTATCTTTCATTTCGTCTGTCATTTCTACTTCTATATCTTCTATCGTAACATATGGTAACCAGAATGAAACACTATCTAAAATGGTGCTCTTAATTCTATCACCAAATAGTTCATCATCAATTTGTTCGAATAACAATTCTTTTAATCCTGTACCAAAATTTGGTTGCATTACTCGTTCTCCACGAGAAGTTAGTAACAAATTTATCAAATTAGATTTTGCTTGCTCAGCGGAAGTAAACGCCTGTTCAAAATATCCTCCTTGGCCGTTCTTAATTGGCAATGTTATACCATACGCATAAGAATCAAATTCTTCCGTATCCTTTATAACTTTTCTACCAATTACATAAGCCATATCTGTTTATCTCCAAAAATATATTTACTTTTTAAATCTCTTAACTAATTCAGAATTATCTCTATTTAATATTCTATCTAATCCTGGTAAACCTGTTTGAACACCAAGTCCTGTTTTTCTAACACCACTCGATTTCATATCACCATAACCCATTTGTGCTGCCATTGAAGCTCTCATTCCATCCAAACCAGCCCCTGCTCCTTGTTGGGTAAATGTAACAGTTTTATCCATACTTTCATTTACAGGTTCTTGTTGAAAATTATCCAATACTGATTTAGTAGTTGGGGTCCCCTTTCTTTGTTCTGCTGTAAATGGTTGTGTTTGATTTAACACTTCATTTAAAACAGAGTTTTTTGTGAATTGTCTTTTGGGTTGTTCTCTTTCTTCTTGTAAAGCCTGCTCTGCCATTAAGAATGGGTCTACTTCTTCTTCCACGATTTGCGTGGAGGAAGTAGCAACACCCCCCTTCTCCTCCAATAGAGTTTTAACTCTACGATTAACTTCTTCTTCTAAAATCTTTGGAAAGGTTTTAGTTAAGAATTGTTCATGTTTTTTAGCAACTTCCGCCTCAACAATTACTTTAATTAATTTTGCTATTTGCTTTGAATCCATTTTTATTTGTTTTCTTTTATCTTAATATAAATATATTCTTTATCATTTTATAGTAGATTAACCAGGAACTGTCCATCCCTTCCAACTTCTTATACCAGGAGCGGGTGGGACCGTTGGAAATCCAGGATACATAGAAACTGTAATATAAATTCCACTAACAGTTGTAAGATGTATTTTCATTCCATTTACTAACTTGTTTAAAAAGTCATTAATATTGTTTGTGGGAAATTCTGGTCCGGTTGGTGACCAGTTACCAGGATTAGTAACCATTGCAGCTGTTGAGGTTATATTTGCTATTGCACCATCTGCCGGAATTATTGGGGGGATTCCTGTTACCAACTGCCCCCCTGTCCAATATCCAACTACCGCCTTTCCCAAATCATCTATAAAACTATGAGGACCTTCTTGTACAGCAAAGGCCTTTTGACAAGCAACAGTTGCCAAAGTTTGCATTATTTGTTTGTTCGGTTTTTGTAGTGGTATATTATTTGTTGTTTGAAATCCCCTACGAATACACATATCATATTCATCGGTTAATTTTTTTGCAAAATCATTATAGGAACTAACCCCCGATTGATTTGACATATACGCAAACATTGATGTTTTAAATAGTGAGAATGACATTTTTACTCCGTATAATTTAAAGTAG